GTGGTGCTGGGCTCGAACGATCTGCCCGGCTACACCAACTTCTCGAGCCGCGAGCAGCTGTCCTTCTCGGACGTGGCCTGGAATGACATCTCCGGGGCTCCCGAGGCGGCCGTGACCGATGTGCTGGCGATGCGGAGTGCGCTGCGGGACAACGGTTTCACCGGCCCGTACGTCCTCTACATCCCGTCCAACTTCGACGGCACGATCGACGAGGACTACAAGTCCGAGAGCGATCGCACGCTGCGTGAGCGGCTGCTGTCGATCAACGGCGTCGAGCAGGTGAAGGTCCTGCCTTCCCTGGCCGATGACAACGTGCTGCTGGTGCAGATGACCCGCTCGGTCGTGCAGGCTGCGATCGGGCAGGACATCACCACGGTCACCTGGGACGAGATGGGCGGTCTGGCCAACTACTGGGCCATTCTGTCGGTCATGTCGTTCGCCCTGAAGGTCGCCGCGGCCCGTGCCCCGCTGTCTTCGGGCACGCTGCCCTCGCTGACCACGGCCTGCGGTATCGCGCACCTGGCCTGAGAAGGTCTGGTGAAATCTGCTCGTTTGGACGCCCGGTCCTCTCTGTGCCGGGCGTCCAGGCATAACCCGAGTCGGAGTAATTGATATGCCACAAACACTGGAACAGGCCCAGGCCGACAGGCTTCGGGCTGTCGAGTCAAACCGCGACCTCGACGTGGTTGACTACAAGTCGGGCGAGGAACAGTCCGACAAGATCTTCGAAGTGACCGAGGGGTATAAGCACCTCCCCGGAGGCATCCGCCTGGGACCGGGGCAGCGCTTTCATCCAACCGTCAAGCAGGTCCGTACCGGAGCACTCAAGGGCAAGGCTCGCGAGCTCACCCGGGATGAGCACCGGAGCATGACGGGCAAGGTCTTTGCCGGCGCCGATGTCGGCATCCGGTCTCTGCCCATGGCAAAGACCAACATGGAGATGGCGATCAAGGCGGGCCTGAAAGAGTCCGACTTCGAAGGCGTCGAGCCGGGCCTCGAGGGTCGCTACACGCGCAGCCAGGTCCAGAAGATCATCGACGCCAAGAGTGCCGAGGGAGACGCCGAGAAGGCGACTGCTCCGCTGGCGGATGAGTGATGAGACCGGGTATCTACCGAAACCGTGGAGCCGGCTGGACCCGGGCTGACGGAACGCGCATCGAACGGGGCGATGAGTTTGTTCCTACCGAGGACGAGCTCATTCGTAAGGCGTACAAATTGCGCTACCTTGGCCCGGTCGAGCAGCTCGCTCCGGATCCGACCCCTGAACCTTCAGAGCCTGAAGACGCGATCGACGTGGAGGACTATCACGTCGGCGGCGGCTGGTACATGATCGACGGGCAGAAGGTGCAGGGGCGGGAGAAGGCCGAGGAACTGCTCCGTGGCCAGGACTGATGAAACATCCGTCTCCACGGTCCTTGACACCAGTCTCACGACCGATCAGATCGAGGCCTTCATCGACGATGCTTCCCTGTGGGTGGATCAGCATCTGGTCGGTGAAGGCCTTACCAATGATGAACTGACCGCGATCGAGAAGTACCTCGCCTGCCACTTCATCACCATGCGGGATCCCCGCCTCAAAAGCGCCCAGCTGGGCGACGTGGCCGAAGTCTACCAGCGGGACCTCTACGTCACTGAATACCTCAAGGCGGCCGCCGCTCTGGATCAGACGGGCAAGGTGCGCGAGTACTTCATGGCACCGAAGAACACCCGTCGGTTCATCACCAAGGCTGGAACGGGGTTTGACGAATGAGTGTGGTCATCGATCGGCATGCGACGCTGGAAACTATCACCGTCGAGGTAGACACCGGTGATACCGACGGCCAGGGGATCCCGGTCTTCGATTCCGAGGTCGATATCTCCGCGTATGTGGCACGAGAAGACAAGCTCGCAGTCTCGGCGGACGGATCTGAGGTCCGGACCAGCCTGACCATCTGGGTGCCGGCCGGAGAGGATGTGCTGCCGGACGAAGGGGATCGAATCACCCGGGGCACCGAAAATTTCATCGGCCGGGAATACCGGGAGATCAAACGACTCAACGGCGATGTCTCGCACATTCGTCTGCGCTGCTCGGAGGAATGATGTCGCGGGGGACGAAAGACAGCTTTGAGCACCTGCGACGAAAGATCGAGGAGCTGCGCAAAGGTGGCCCCCAGATCCTCGGTCCTGGTGTGAGGCAGATAGGCGAAGAGGTCATGACTGACGTGAAAGCGTCACGAGAAGGGCGCGGAGTGCCGCGGGATCGGGGCCACCTGGCAGACTCGGGTAAGGTGGAGGGACCGGAAGATCTGGTCGTCACACTCGCGTTCGGCGACTCCTCCGCGCCCTATGCTCTCTACCAACACGAAGTGCTGGACCTGAATCACCGCGTGGGTGAAGCCCGCTACCTGGTTCGGGGTGTGGAGCGGTGGCGACCGAACGGATCCAGCGTCAACCGGGCTCTGGCCGAACAGGCTGCGGAGGTAATCCGGTTGGCATCGAAGGTGCCCTGATGGGCGTCGTGGAGGACGTCCAGAGCTACCTGGAGGACCAGGGGCTGACAGACGGGTCGACCGAATGGAAATCGTTGCGTCGCAACCGGCAGGACAAGCAGGACAGGATCGTGGTTATCACCGAGGACGGAGGCCCCGAACCGGAAATCTACAAAGCGACAGGCATCGGGGATGCGGCCGTGCGTGACAGCGGGGCGCAGATCCTGGTCAGGGCCGAGAGGCTGAACGGGGACGAAGCCTACGAAAAAGCTCAGGAGATCTACGACGCTCTGCACGGTCTGACTGCCACAACGCTGGGAGAGACTGAGTACATACGGGTGGTGGCGCTCACGAGCGAGCCCGCTGTCCTGCAGGACGAGAACGAGCGCCCACTTATTACGTGGGCATACCGCCTGATGGCGCTCGCGAGCGCATAGGAGGAAGGCATGACCAAGTACATAGCACACGGCACCACGGCAATGTTCGCCAGCGAGCTCATTGGTGGATTGACGGCGATCAATCCCTCGGGGCGCTCCAAGGGCGACGTGCGGACGACCGACAACGATTCCGACTTCGATGAAGAGTACATCCCAGGCATCAGGGAGGGTGGCACGATCCAACTGGAGATGCGCCACGATCCCGACGATGCCGGACAGGTCGCTCTGCAGACCAACTTCGAAGCCGACCGCACCGTCGAGGAGTGTGTCATCACCCTGCCCGACGAGGCGTCCACAGGCAGCGGGTACACCACGTTCACGTTCGACGCCTACGTGAACGACTTCCCGATGCCGACTCTGCCGCTGGAGTCCAACGAGCCGGCCATGCGGACCGTGACGCTCAAGGTCGCCAGCGCCGTGACCGAGGCGATCGCCTGATGGCCCCGATCGACGGAGTACAGATCGAACTCGGCGGTGAGACCAGGATTCTCCGCTTCACCAACCGGGCCCGGGTTCGCCTGGAGATGCTGACCGGATCCGCCATCCCGGCCCTGACCGTGAAGGCCAACCAGCGCAGCCTCGTCGCACTCTCCCGTCTGGTCTGGGCAGCCTGCCTGCATGACAACGAGAAGCTCGACCCCGATACCGTGATCGACTGGATCGATTCCACCCGCGAGGATGAGATCGGTGACGCGGTGGGCCGGGCAGCCCTTCGATACTTCGGCATCGATGATGAGGAAGAGATGCAGGTGGAAGGAGGGGCCGAGGAGGGAAAAGCGGAAGCGGCCACGGACTGACTCTGGAGGAGATGTGGTGTCGTGCCGTGGCTGCGGGGATACCGGATGACCTGTTCTGGGATTGCACGCTTGCCGAGGTGGCCATGCTGTATGAGCGCATCATCGACGAGAGGGTCGAAGGCGAACGGCGCGACACGCTGCGCGCCGGGATCGTAGCGTCAGCAATCTATAACACCAGAGCCGGCAAAGTTGTCTGTCACCCGCGTGACTTCCTGCCTGAACCGGAACCTGTTCGTGAAGTAACCCCAGCGCAACTGGCCGACCTTCTCCGCGGCTGGGCCGGTGGGCGGCTCAGGAGGGAGAACTGATGTCCGGCACTACCGTTCTGCATAGGGCTGCTGTCGAGCTTTTTGGGGACGACTCCAGGCTTGTCAACGATCTGACCCGGGCCGAGAAGAAGGTCAAGGCCACTGGCGATCGCATGGCCC